TCACTCATGTGAATACTAAATGACGGTTAAATCCGTCATATACATCCTTAGCTCAACTGGATAGAGCACACGCCTTCTAAGCGTGGTTTTGTGAAGGTTCAAGTCCTTCAGGGTGTATCACTCTATTTAATAATTTTGGTTCACACTTATGCTTAATTTAAGGAGGTTGGATTCCTTCTGTGTGAGTATTTAATCTTGTGAAAGGAATGACTCATGGCAGTTAAGACTAAACTTTATTCAGAGACTATGAGAGAGCTTAGTGCTCTTGATGAAGACTCTTTAAGACTTTACCAAATGCGTTGGGGTTTAATTGATGTTGAAGAGGAACTAATCAACTCTGTAGGTTATCATGCCTATAGTCAAATACCTCCATGCACACCAATCGCTAAGAATGCTATGTTGCAAATTATGGCATCTTTTGAAGATAGTGTTGAGCGTAAAGAATGGGCTGACCGTATCGAAGGTAAAGCTACACAAACCACAGTCAATGTCAACCATGACACTAAAGATGGTATTGAGGAGCTTAAGAACTACACTAAAGAGAAGCTTGATGAACTCTTTGGAGATATGTAATGGCATCACACAGTCCAAAAGAAGATTTATTCAAAGAGCATTATGATGAAATAGCTAGTCTCCTAGAAGGGTTTGCAACATCTGTTGTGACTATGGGAGACTATCTTAGTGCTGAAGAGGCTTTGATTGATTACCTAATTGACACTTACTCAGAAGTGTTCCTAGGAGAGATTGATTATATCTTGGACTCTCTAGGGGTTGATATGACACCACAAGAGCTTATTGAAGTTCGTAATGGTGTAAACACAACTAACTATGCTAGAAGTAATTACTCAAGGCTGAGAGAGATTTTTGGAGCTCATGCACAAGACTTAAGGGCTAAGGTTATTGATTCCACAGAGACAGTCAACATTGATGACTTACTTTCAGACTTCAGACACAAGCTAGACAGGATAGCTA